ATAACTCCGAGCTCATTCGGAATAACCATCGAGCGCGGATCCTGTCCAGGGAGCTTATAAAGAACTCTCATCTTCGTCACCTCCGTTACAGATCAGGACGCCCGCTCCGGTGATCAGGAGCCCGATCGCCGCCTTGAAGATCAGCGGGAGCACCGGTGTAAAAATATGCTGCATAGTGTTGTAGTCATCCGTGCCGGCGACGCCCATCATCCAAAAGAAACCGATTCCGACGAGGATCATTCCGATTCGCTCTCTGTTGTTGTTGATTACTCTTCCGATTCTGCTAAGCATAGCCGTACCTCCCCGCTGTTCAACATTTCGAATAGTCTGCTGCATACACTTGAGTCGCGGGATGTTCTCCCGTAATGAGCGAGCGGACAATCGCCCCATTTCGCCCTTTTGTCCTTAGTGCCGTCTCGTTTGAGAATCGGCTCGAAAAGCGGACAATCCTGACAAGTGAGTTTCACTCCCTGGAGCTCGTACTCGTCCGAAAGCTCTTCGGCTATATAGACCGTCTCGGTGTATTGGATCCGAGCAATAAGTCCCTCGAATGTCACTTTCGGATATTTGCATTTAAGCCGCTTGAGTGTCTCGTTGAGCTGTTCCGTCAATTCCTGAGCCGAGTCTGCTGAGACGATGGCGTATTGCTGATAGCTCTCCGTTCTCATTAAAAAAATCACCTCCGATTCTTAAAAAAATCTTTGGTGATTTCGTATCACATATTCTATTTTTATGCTCGTTCCCTACTCTCCGAATATTCCTCGCTTTATGATTTTAGGAATAGTTGGATTTGAGAATCCCCATTTTTCAACGGTTTGGAGGTATGCCCCTCCGTTGTCAGAATATATATATACGAATCACCTGACTCCAATATAAGCCCATTTTGATGTGTTGTCAATCGGTAATTTGTCGCTTATACTTATTTCGGAGGTGATCAATAATGTCAAAGTGTATTCGTTGCGGAGGCGGATTCCTGTCCCGTCGCCGTGTCAAACTGAAAGATTCTGAGATCTGCGGAAAGTGTTTCAACGAGCTCGGATTTGATAAGAGCTATTTTTTAATATCGGATCGATACAGCTACGAGGACATTAAGGACGGACGCGACGCCTATTATGAGCGTCAGCGCAAAGAAGAAATCAAGGACGCGGTCCTCTCTTCCCTATCGGTTCGAATGAACGGCGCCCAGGAGCGGGATCTGATATGTACTGAAGAGGAGCGCGAAATATTCGAAGAGATTTGTACGTTCTTCGATGACAATGACCTCGACCGTGAGCAGCTTCGCCTCGTAAGAGTCTCAGACAATTACCTGACGATCAAACTCGGAGAATGTGATCTCGTCTGTTACAAATATGCTCCTCGCGCGAAATGGCTCTCGTTCCCGACCATCGAGAAAAGATCAGAACGGCACGAAATAACGTCTCCTGACGAGGCGCTCAGCCTCGCCGATTTGCTGGTAGATTCAATCGAGCACATAGCCAAATATTCTGATTGAGCAATTATCCCACAATCAAATAAAAGGCGCTCAAATCGAGAATTTTCGCCACGCAAAGAACCCGGAGCAAATCGCCCCGGGTATTTCTTTGCGTCTATTAAATTCTGAGGAGGTGATCCCGTTGCGACTCGGTTCCCCTCCGAGCCGTCTCTATTCCTTGCTGAACCAATCCGGTTCCGCAACGCTCGACTCTTCAAGCCATTTGTTGAAGATTGACGTCATATACCAATTGCCTTTGAGATCCTTAAAATAATGCTCCGCGAGCCTCAGGATCTCCGTTTGCTCTGTCGGTCTGAGGAGGATCAGGAGTAATAGCTGCGTCCTTAATCCGTCACGCTCAAGAACGAGGAGCCTCTTTCTCAGCCCTTCGGCGTCCTGATCTTCGGCGCGTTCCTTCTTTCTGTCGTGCCTCTCAATCAGGAACTTAATAAATAGAATCAGATTCCCGCCTCCAAGTAAACCGAGTAATATGTTTTCTGTCATCGTTCTCCCCTCATTTCGTGATTTTCAATTTCTGACCGACACGGATCACGTTGACGTTGCTGATCTTGTTCTCCGCTGCGATCGCCTTGACGGTCGTTCCGTACTTCTCCGCAATAGCTGAGAGCGTGTCGCCCTTCTTTACGGTGTAGGTGATAGTTTTCTTTTTCTTCTTTGCTTTGAGGATCTCGTTAACCTTCTTCTGAACGGCTGCATAATTGTAGCCGGCAGCCTCGAGTCGTGCCTTCCTGGTCGAGCCTGTTCCCCACTTGCCCGCGATCACCTCCTGAGCAACGACCGCGACACTTTTCTTTTTTCCGCTGCTGGTAGCCATAGCCGCATAATTCGGAGTCACAAATCCGCGAATATAACGACCATTGACCGACAGCTCTCTCTCTCCGACTATGCTCTTAGCAATAACGCGCCCGTGTTTGTCTCTGAGCGTCATATTGCCTTCAATGACGTAAATCTTAGATCTTTCGACCTTGATAACCGTTCCGACGTGATCGGGATCGCCCTTATTGTCCCCTCTCCCGCTGTCGTCCCAATCATAAAGAACCCAATCGCCCTTATCCGGTTTATACGCATCATTCTCGACCCATATTCCCATTTTTTTAGCTTTGGTTATGATAGTCCCGCAATTAGCGGAGAGCGGAAAGTATTTCCTCGCCTTCTCGGCTCCAAATGTATAAATTGCAAAAGCAGACGCTGCGTCAGCACACCACGGAGCCAAGTAAGTCATAGCCCAGCCGTCCGGTTTAACTTTATTAAAGATATTAACAAGATCCTTATGCTTTGCTGAGCCCTGTTCTGCTCCCAGGAATGACTCAGCGTTTTTAATCAGCTCGTTCCGGAGCTCGTTCTCTGTTGCCATGATTACGCCTCCTGTTCCGGATCTGCGTCCTCCTCAACCTCGATGGCTTCGGTCTCGCCGATTTTCTTGTAATATGTGTAGCTCGATACGCCTAAGATCGCAGCAAGGAAAATTCCTATTTCTGCGATTGTTTTCGCGATCTGCACATAATTAGCGAACGACCATATATCGCCCAGGTGAAGGATCAGAATTTGAACCGCTGGGATCAGGACGATCGCGATCCATTTAAGAAAATCATAAGTTTTATTTGACAGTTTCATGATATAAACCTCCTATTTATTACTGAGCCGGTAATATTGTAAGCGCTTGCATCGTTGAGCCAGCCCAGCGCCAGCCATAAGTCGCAGCATTAGCTCCGCTTTTAAATACGTTGTAGCGATATTCACCGTCGTTCCACACGAAATCAGTAATATTTACATAAGCTGGCAGCTGGAACGCAAGCGACGCGACTCTGCATCTGATACCATACCCGAGGAACCGGTTCGAAACTTTTGCGTCCTCGTCGATAGCATTTGAAGCGAATACATTCCGAAGCGTTAAATCATGGAAGGACCCATAAACTCTGATGAAATTGCAATTTTCACAATTTACGTCATTGAACAGCATTGTTGTATAACCAAGCCACGGGAAACCGGTTCCTATTTTCTCCAAGACATTCCGAATATTTAATATGTAATTTGAAATATCGATATTTGTCTGAGACGCTGTTTTCGCGAGATAAATATTCAAATTAGTATTGTCGACAAGAATGTCACCGATAACATAATTCGAAGCGCCCTCGAATCCAAAATTCATCCTCGCCCCAGCAAGTCCATAGCATTTAACATTTTCTATTATTGCCGACTTAATATAATAAGTTTTGCCGCTTACCTGTGCGGAGTGCTCAAAACCTACTCCGACATAATTCCCGTTTGCGTCAGAAGCTGAATCAATAATGATGTTCCTTACAGAAAAGACAGCATTATTCTGCATTGACGGCGGGATCATATTCAGCCCGCCACGTTTATACGGGCTATCAGGGAGAGGTTTGATCGTACAGTTTTCGACCCGTCCCAATGCAGCTACCGAAACGCATGATATTACGCTGTCCCTAATGATGGTCCCCGCACCGTTTTGATGATCACAATAAGCATACTGTCCAGCGCTGAACAGCTTACAGTTGTCAACAACATTGTGATAACAAAGGTATATATTACCTGTTGTTATTGCGTGCCATTTGTTATTGATCAGAGTGCAATCGCGAGCCACACAATACGAGCTATCAAACCAGCCAAGCGGGTAGCTCTGATTGCTATCCGGAGTTAAGAGATTTCGATTGATATATATGTTTTCGGCTATACAGTTGAGGCATTTCTCAAAGACTATAATGTTATAGCCGTTCGAGTTTCCCATCTGCGAATTTTTCACTACGCAGCCTAAGCCGTAAACGATATTAATACTACGAATCGAAATATCTGTCGTCATTGTATGTTCAATTTTGCCGACGTTTTCAATTACGACAGTAATCGGATCAATAATATCAATACTGAGATTTGTAACATCGACAGGATAAACGCCTGACATTTTCCCCTGATCAAACAGGGCAGCGAAGCCTCCTCTGTAGTATGCTCTCGATTCCTCGAAATTATTATCGCCTCTAAGCATAGCAAAACCGGAATATCCGGAATAACCGGCGTTTGTAATTCCATATGTTTGATTTGCGGTATAATCTGCGTCTGAAATCGTATCAACGACCTCGCCCTCACAATCAAACAGGTATTTGTCAGTACATATAAAATCGGCGTGATTGCAATCTATTGTTATATTATTGCTGACGGTTATCTGACCGCATTTGTAGAGCGCTTTTGTAGCTCTGACGTTATAGCCACTATCGACAGCGCTTTGCCATGCGGACGTATCGTCTGTTACGCCGTCCCCTTCTGCTCCGAACTGTTCCGGAGTAACAAACGGCAGCTCTCCCGGCTTAAATTTCGGGAGCGTGAGGCTGCCGTCCTGGACGGTCGTCGTCGCCTCCGGATGAGCGTCAAGCCAATCGCTGACAGCCTGAGCCGTTTGAGCGTCTGTCGGATTTCCTACGTCAGCCCATTCCGTTAATCCGTTCCCTTTAGATCTGAGAAGCTGTCCGGCTGTTCCTAAGTCACTCGGAGCGTTTACTTTATCATTTGAGAGCTCTTCGATTCCGTCTCTGACCGGCTTGAGAAGCGCCTCAGGAGAGATCTTTGCCGTATCGAGACCGGTATCTATTGCCATGAAATCGGTCGAGCCAGGCGTCCCGTTAAAAGTGTTTAATTCATGAATCTGCATTATTCAGAACCTCCCTGTTGTGTTATCGTTCCGGTGACCGTCAGATCGCCGTCAATAATTACGTTCCCGCTGAAATAGTGCGGAGCTCCATAAGTCCCGGAGCCAGCGGATCCGCCGTATCTATAACCGAGCGCCCCGGTTCCGTTTACCAGCGCGAACGGATTAGTCGCTTTTATTGCTGCCACGTTCTCAGATCCGAGGACCATCCCGAGCAGCTGCGCGAGATTCGTCCCGGATAAAACGACGAAAACGTCTCCGGTCAGATTTCCGGTGATTGCTCCGCTCATACTTATAATCGACGTAAACGGTCCGCTTACACCATTAGAGGAGCGGCTTATCCCGTCAGATCCGAGCCGGATCACGTTGACCGCGTCGTCGACGTCAGGCTGATCTAACAAATAAATCAGCTCCGGGAGACCGTCCTCATCTGCTGGCATGGCGATATATCCACCGAGCCCGCCTCTGATTAACTGAACAGCGAGATTAATCGTCGCTCTCATCCCGGCAGCTGTTACGCTGTCAGACGTATCTGCCTCGATTTGCTGCTGTGTCATTCCTGTCAGCGTCGTCGGTAGCTCGTTCAATGTTATCTCGTCATATCTATCGAGCAGCGTATTATATACAGTTTTGACAACCTTCTCGCGTACAGCATTAACGCCTAACTCCGGATAATAAACGCGGACCGTGTCGCATAGATTGACGCGTTGGAGCGGAGCGTATTGCTCATATTCTTCCGTTTGCCATAGCTGAACAAAGTCGACGGAAAACCCTTCGTCCGGAACCCATGCGTCCGAGCTGTCGAGAAGGTTCTGCGCTTGCGTCCGGAGCTCTGCCTCTGTTGGCTGCGTCTCAAAATATTCATTCATCGAAAACGGAATCGCCACTATATAAGCGGTACCGTCGTCATATGAAACAAACCCCTCAGGTAAAGTTACAAGCGTTCCGGTCTCCTCATTTAGCCAAAACGGAACGATTGCATTGTACGCGTTGCTCCTGTCAATTTTGTGCTCTATATTTTTTAGGTTTTTCCCGTAACGGATCTCGACGTTCGTGTCGCTGCCTCTGTTCGCGTACAGCTTGACGGCGAATTTATCAAACATATAATCGCCCTTGCCGTAAACGTCCAGGATTGAGCCCTCTTCGCCTCCGAGCGTAGGTCTAACGAGCGACGGAACCATTTTCGCATAGTCTCCGGTCGTCGTTTTGTCCGTCCAAAACGTAAAATCATCGTTCGTATCTGTTATAAGGTTCGCCTGGATCTGAGCCATTGCGTCGGAACATGATCCCGCTGTGAACGGCATAACGACCGCATTGCTTAGCCTATAGCTAATATGATGAGCGTAGAACGTGACGAGCCCGTCGATCGGTGCAGATCTTGCGTAAATATCAAACGGTTGTGGGATCCCCGTGTCGTCATGAGTAGCGAGAACAATCGCCCGCTCCTGTATGAGATCGTATTTCGGTCCTGTGACCGGATAAACAAACTCAGCTTCAAAAATTCCGTTTCTTTCTTCGGAGACCCGAAAAGATGTGCAATCTGCCAAAAAACCGAGACCACCCGAAGTAAACTCTTTTTCGCTCTGATCGTATAAAATCGGTATCATAAGCGCCACCACCTCGGAATAATTGTTAATTCCTCTATACCGGAGGAAAACCAAACAGGAACCTCGCCCGGTTTTATTTCCGGATATATATAATTAACGAATTGAATACGCGCCTCAGCCCATTGAGGAATATAATCTTTAGATATTTCAATATTGACATTGTGTTCATCTGTAATGTTAACAAGCGCCTCGTCCGTTAAAACCTTGAGGTTTCGAACAAGGATGTATGTTTCCATTAAATCTGAATCAATCCATATTTCGCCATCGTTACCCGTTACCTTAAACTCATACGGTTCAATTATGACTCGTCCGTTTCCTACTACCTTTATCAAAGGTTTTGCAAAGAAAAGAGTCGGATTTGTTATAAATCTCGGGCTTGTCATTACAATCGGCTCCTCGCCCGAAACGAGGAACCGCTGAGGCTTACAATCGAATTTCATTGTGAAACCGCCCGCTCTTGTTATATACTGCGGATCCACTTCGAGACCTTCGCGGAACACACCGAGCCGGAACTCATCCGGATGATATGTGTCTGTCAGCCTCTTGTAATTCCCTCGAGAGGATAAAACTGAGCGAAGATCTCCGAGTTTTGTTCTGAATGTCTCCTCGTAACCGGTGCCAATAAACGCCGGATATTCGACCGTTATATTTTCAAATACTCCCTCGTCCATGAAGAGGGATCCGTTTCGCCCTGGGATCGAGATCATTTCGCCCCGACGGGCTGGAGCGTCGAAAACGCCCTCTCCGGAGATAAACACTCCGAAGGCAGACGAATCGACGCCGTCATATGTTAGATGATTTAATAACCCCATGCTTTACCTCTCTGTTTTGCCTGTCTGACGAGGATCTGTTCTACTCGTCTCGCCAGCTGTTCGACATCCATTCCCGGACGTGCGTAAACATTGATAACTACTCCGTTATTACCGGCAGCAGCCTCCGCTATTGTGTCGAGTTTCTTCCATAACTGATCGAGAGGAACAACCGCCTCAGGACCCGCTTCACCGATTCCGGCGATTGTCGGGCTGTCAAATATTCCGCCTGTTTTGTACCAGCTGACGGAAATGTGAGGAACGCTCGGAGGATTAAGCGACAGCTTTCCCGATACGCTGAAATGCGGGAGCTTAATGTGTGGGAGGCTGAAATGTGCTCCGTTGATTATTCCCTTGATCTTACTGATTGCCGCCTGTACGAGACCGACCGCTGTCTGTATCGGATGAGTGATTGCTGTCTTTACCGCGTTCCAGGCAGCCGAAACATTCGCTTTGATTGACGCCCAGGCTGCCGAAAGCTGACCCTTGAGCGTATTGACCGCAGCTATGACTTGAGCCTTGATCCCGTTCCACGTTGCGACGATATTATTCTTTATCTCGATCGCTTTCGCCTTGATCGTGTCCCAATTCTTATAGAGCGCGATTCCGGCAGCAACGAGCACACCGATAACCGCGACAGCTATTCCTATAGGACCCGCGAGCCCGGCAATTATAGGCCCAACAACTCCGATCAGGGAGATAATCGATCCGATTGCACTCGCAAGCGTTCCGAGAATAACGAGAACCGGTCCGAGCGCTGCAACGATTACTCCGATAACCGCGATAACGCTCTGCATCTGAGGCGACAGGCTGTTAAACCAATTAACGAGCACCTGGAGCCCCGCGACGACCTTTTGAATGATCGGAGCGAGCGCCTCACCGAGAGACGTCAGCAAAACGTCGAGACCGGATTTCAGCTGTTCAATGGATCCAGCGAAACCGCTC